TAAAGTTTATGTATGGATTTCTTTTATAAGTATTCTCTCTATGGTCATTTCTAGAGTAATTGGTTTTTGTGACCACGCTACCATCTTGGTAAGTGCTTACTACTTCCTCTATAAAGAATAATACTTTACCGCACCCATACTTGCACTCTAACCATTGAGTCTCTTTTTTTGTTACTGTGTGATTTGTTCTAAAATTTGTCATAATTAATAGTGTTTTATTTTGTTTTACTTTGTAAAGATATAAACTTTTTTTAAACTACCAAAACTTTTTTTATTTTTTTTAAAGTTTTTTTAGAGTAATAGTGTGAATGGATTATCTATTAATGAATCCTAATAAAGCGTTGGAAACTTCGGCTTTAGTCCCAGCATTGTAGTAATACATCTCATCAAACATTTCAACATCGTTTCCTAATAAGTCCTTAGTTGTGTGAGTATATACTTCTATTATTCCAATCCAGAAACTACCCCTATTTTCCACAGTAACTAGAATATCTCCAGCTCTATTCTGGTATCTCCCTTTTGATAATCTATTTAATTTTAGTTTCATAATTGATAATTCTTTATTTTGTTTTACTCTGTAAAAATACAAGCTTTTTTTATTTTATACAAACTTTTTTTAATTTTTTTTAAGTTTTTTTAGAGTAGAGGTAAAAAAAAGAGGATCACAAAGATCCCCTTTAATCAATCTCTCCATAGATTATGGAGTCTCTAAAGCTGTTTTAGCTGTAGAGAATGTTCCTTGCACTATTGCATTTGGAGCATAGTTAGTAAGTCCAGCTCTAAGTTGCGCTCTTACTGTCACAAAGTTACTTTGGAAGTTTGTTCCATCTTCTCTTGAAAATTCGATTCCTAGATTCTCTCTGATCCAGTATTGAGTTGCTGCTCTTGAGTCCATTACTAAGAATTTACCATTAGGTACAGCAGTGTTTATAGTTACTGGAATGCCCATAATAGTAGGCTGGATTCCAGAATAAATTTGCTGTCTTAGATATTCATTAGCAGTAGATTTCAATAATACAATCTTATGTAAATCAGTTGGATTTAGTAAGATAGTGTCAGCTGTATAGTTTACAAGAGCTAACTGATTCAAAGCTACTACTACAACATCATACTCATTAGCTGATTCTACAGACTGATAAAATAATCCGCCACTAGATGTGGTGAAAGCAGTTCCATCAGTAAAGAGTCCATCTAGATTTGGGCTTGACCCATCTCCATTTAGAATCTCAGTATCCTCTACAGATAGCACCTTGTTAGGTACTCTAGCAGCTAAGTAAGATGATAAACCAGCTGTGTCTTGGAGCATTTCATCAGTAAGCTTCATGAAAGTTCCGATTTTCTCCATGTTTACAGAAGTAGCAGTAATGTCAAAGTCAGACTGACCTAGTGCTGATCCTTGAGCTGTAGCAGCTGCATTATCAGTATAAGCTGATTCTTTAGGGAATCTTACAGTCTGAGCATCAGTAGATCCATTAGGGATTAAAGTACGAATATGTACTTTTCTAGATGGATCAAACTTGAAATCTTCAATCACTTGCTCTCTAGCTACTACACCAGTGTTAGTGTTAGCCATAGTCATATCAGAGCTTTTTACTTCGAATCTAGCTCCATTATGAGTTCCTTTGCGGATGCCTTCTAATGCGCCATCATTTACAGCCTTTTCGATTTGACCTTTAAAAGATAACTTCATAGAGTTCTCCACATCTTTTTTTGCAGCTAGTTCTACAGCATCCATTCTTTTGGTTTGCTCATCAAACTTAGCTACAAAGTCTTGAGATAGGTTTTCTATTTCAGATTTTAGTACGCTATCCATTTCATTTCTAGCGTTGTCTTTTATCTGTCCAGATGCCTTCTCAATTCTTTCATCTACTAGACTTCCAATTTTGTCTAGTTGTTCTTGAATGTTAGACATGATAAATTAATTTTTAAGATTATTATAAACATTTTTTAAAAACTCTAGCTCATCGTTTTTAACTTCTATCGGCTCTGTGACTTCTATAGTCGGCAAAGTGAATGCTTGAAATATTCCTTTGAGCTTATATATTTCAGACTCTAAGGCAAAGCCTAAATCATCTGAGATATTTCCTTTCCTTAGTAGCTTAGCTATTTTATCATAGCGATCAGCTACCTTCTCTGGATCAAAGTTTCCTTTGTGATCCATTATTTTCGCCTCATCATTTGCTGCTAGTGTAACAGCGGAAACCTCATAGAGTTTTACCTCATAGATTTCTCTTTTATTATCTGAGTTCATTTCTTTTCTTATAGGCATTATTCCCACTGAGTTCTCAGTTATTACTCCAGCTTTTATGAGTTCCATAACATCTTTTCCAAGAGTTGTCTTAGCTATTTCAGCCTCAAACATTAAGCCTTTCTCATCCTCCTCTAGCATTCTCATTTTGCCTATTGGCTTGTCCATTTCATGCTGGTAAAGATACTTGACTCTGTAGCCATTCTCTTCTATTGTTTTGAGATAGGCGCCTTTTCTGATTATGTCCCCATCTGAATCTACATTGTTAAAGACTGAGGCATAGCCTTTGACTATCCCAGCTTTGTCATCCATGTCTATAAGCTCTCCCATCGGAGCTTGTTTGAATAAAATATTTTTCATATTACAAAGATATTAAATTAAATATTTTCTAAATCATGAGGAGTTCCCTTCTCAAATACAATATTATTATCTTGACTTTTTAAAGGTTTATCATGTTTGTTTGTCATTATTATCTCTTGAGGAATGTCAGTAAATGCTTTACAGCCTAGATCAAAATGATTCCAGTTTTTACATTTATAACATATTAAATCTTGATTAGGTGTCATTTTCCGAAATATTTTTTTGTTAATTCTCCTATTTTTAAAGCGTATTTAGATGGGTTTGACCTTAGCTCATATTCTGCAAAACCTTCTGCAAAAAATTCATCCCTAGATGTCCCAGCATAATCTCCTAAATAAATTTCATTATAATTTTTAATGTTTCTCTCCTTAACTAATTTTAAGCGTTCTGCTCTGTATTCATCTCTTATTTTATCTAATTCTTTCCAAAATGTTTTAGTTAATGTAGAGGTATCTACATTATCTATGTAGTGAGCAAATTCATGAGTTAATGTAGCTATCTCTAAATTTTCCTCATCGACTATACTTTTACCTCTATCAGAAAAAAAGGTATTTTTTTTATCTGGGCTTCTGCTATCTTTAATATATTTCTTATGAAAATCTGATCTAGCATCAAAACCTTTTCCTAAATCTATTTCTGATAATCTACCACTATCAAAATATCTTATTCTACCTCCATACCCAGAGCCACCAGTAAATCTTAAATTAACTGTAGATCCAGATCTTAAATCAGATATTTTATACTTGGATGATAGTTTAGTAAATTGATCTATAAATCTATTCATATTATCTATAGATATTCCCCTTCCTACAGATATCTTATTAGTATTAATATTTACATCTTTTAATTTATTTGTAAATATCTCTTTTGCTTCTTTAATATCCTTAGCTTGATTTGGTTTAGAAGTAAATACTTGCGCCCTCTCTCTGCTGGTTATATCATCTACTGGCTTCCTAGATGTTACTATCTCATCTCCTATGAGTTGGCTAGTTCTGGCGCTAACTCCTCCACCTATACCAGATAGAGAAACTCCTTCTCTGACTTCTGTTCCCTCTTTAGGATAGACAGCCATGGAACATCTACAGTTCACAATATTATGAGCTGAGGCTCCAGATCTAAAGTCAGCTGGTTTTCTCATCTGCACTACCCTAAAAGCCTCTGGTACTGCAACAGTCTCATCAAAGCCCACTACCTTTCCATTCATTTCTAAGTGATCTGATTTATCACCTCTAGATATAGATCTAGTCCTTCCATCTAGTGAGCTAATCCATTCTTTAACTAGACCAGACTTTGGGAATATATCTTGAGCTGATTGCATGATCCCCTCATTAGCTGCTGAGGTTGCCTCAGTTCTAACTATCCTTTGGGATTGATATTCTGTAATACCTCTGAATCTATTTTGTAAGATCCTCCCTTGTTGTTTGCGCCCTAATGTCTGAAAGTCTGGATCCTTGAAAAGATTTCCTATGTTTCTTTTTAGTTCTTTTAGAGCTGTCCCTTGGACTAATGTTACTTTATCTCCAGCCTCTGTCTGCCCTATCCTTGAGAATGTTGTGCGCCAAGTTGATTTATTACCAGTCTGCTTTTGTATAAACTTCTCAAAGTTCCTAGCATACCACTTAGCAAAGTCCACTCCTACCTCCTCATAGAGATCCATATAAAGAGCTTCTATATCTCGTATCTTAAATAAGTTAGAAAATTCTCTCTCTGAGTTTGTGGATAAATAAGAATCTATCCCTTTATAGTATTCCCTTTTGAAGTATCTAGCAAATTTAGCGACTTGACTCTTTTCATTCTTTTTGAGTCTATCAGAAAATGCTCCTCTCCAGCTCTCTTTGAATTTTTTAATATCCACCTAGTCATCTATATTAGCTGATCTATTTCTATCTGCAAAGGATAGCATAGCTCTACCACCCCATGCGTTGTACATTACATAACCTTTGTCCTTCCAAGGTGTTCCTCTAAACTCTTCTGCTATCTCTGCATTTTGCTCATGCCTTTTTAAAAAGCTATAGATTTGATTAACATCTGACTGGCTTAGTGGTCTCCTTGCTGCTAATTGTCTAGCTCTAGCCCATCCAGTATCTGTTCCCATCTTAGATCTTAGATCATACTCTTTATCCCAGTCTAAAACTCTTTGAGCATTGTTAGTAGCGCCTTGAGGATAGTTGTCATATTTTTTATTTTCTACAGTCTTTTTAGATGATAGTGGATGATCCTCTGGGAGTAAATCAGTATCATAAGCTGTTCTCCTAAACCTTCCAGTCCTTAGAGCATAGAGTAAACCATTAACTCTTCCTAAAGCCCACTGCTGCTCATTGTTTACGTTTGGTCTTACTGAGCTTGGGTTAGTTCTATAGGCACCTACTCCTCTAACAAAGGATCTAGCTAACATAGAGAATGTAGCTCTTTTAGCTGGATTATCTCCATACTTCTCATTATGATCCTTGACTTTATTTCTTAAAGCTGTCTCCATTGCAGCACTAATCTGAGGCGCTTTATATTCCATATCATACATCTCATAGATCTCACCATCCAGATCCATGTCCTCTTCATTGTACTCATCTCTGTCAGCATAATATTCAGCTAACTTTCCATCCTTAGCAGCCTCATACTCTTCATGACTTTCAAAAGGCATATAGACAGTATATCCATCAAAGATATGCTCATGATATCCAGAGCCGCCCATTTGCTCAGCTCTAGCTCTAGCTTCTGCTATTGTAGTGAATACATCATTCATTCCCCTTACTTCTGTCTTAAGCATTTTCTGCTCATCTAATACATCAGCAATGTCATCAAGTCCAGAGCTTGGCTCCATTGGGATCAGATTAGCTGGGACATAATACTCATTCATTCTCACATTACCATCATCTACCCCATAATTCATTGCAATCCTCTTTTCATTAGGAGTAAGCCACCAGCTCTTTGCCATCTGATCCACTACCTTCTCAGTCTCCTCTTGTAGTTCTGGAATACTTTGAAAGTCAAAATCTATATATAATTTTTCTCCATACTGTGGAGTAAGCCATCTATTAAGTTCTTCTCTAATTCTTATAAGCTCTGGAATGATAGCATTTTGATATAAGGCTTTTTTAGCCTCCTTCATATTGTTGTATGTGGTGCTGTCTGTATTATTAAGAAGTTGTACTGGCACATTATAAACATTACAAAGATCTTTTATACTAGCATTGTACTGCTCTATAAGAGATAGATCTGATGCATTAAGTCCAAAGTTTACCCAT